CTTAATCAAAGCAAGAACGATGGACAATCCACATCTACCGCCAGACTACATTGATACTTTAAAAGCCACCTATGACGAGAAATTGCTTCAGCAGTATTTGCTTGGTGAGTTTATTAATGTTAATGGTTCTGCCGTTTATCATCAGTTTGATCGTGATGTTCACGTGGTCGATAATCTGGACATTAATCCAACTCTACCGCTAATCATTAGCTTTGACTTTAACATCAATCCTTATAACGCAATCTATCTAATACAAGTGATCGATGGCAAGGTGACTGTTATTGATAATGCTATCATCAAGGGTAAGCCATTAGTTGATTCGCTTGATTATTTAAAGAGTAAGTTTGCACATCTTGGTGCTGCGTTAATGAGTGCTACTATTTATGGTGATGCTGCTGGAAAGGCAAGGTCGCAGGGTACTGCCCAGAGTAATTACGATTTAATACGTGATGCTGGATTCCACAAAATGAAAATCAAGACTGCTAATCCAAGGGTAGCAGATAGAAACAATGCGTTTAATTCTTTATTGAAAAACGGCAATGGTGAGTGTAAGATGGCTATATGCGAGAGAAATCAAGAACTTATAACGGACTGCGAACAAATGAGCTATAACGATAAAGGTGAAGTAGATAAAAGTAATCAAGATATTTCACATAGTGTTGATAGTGTCGGCTATTTCATTGAGTACGAATATGGTTTACATAAGACAGAAGTTCGCAATATTAGAATGAGAGTAGGCTAATGATTAAAACTAAAGAATTACCACCACAAGAACTTTTGAAAGAATTATTTGATTATAAAGACGGTCAATTAGTTTGGAAAGAAAGCAGAGGTAATATTAAGGCTGGTGCTATTGCTGGTTTTATTAATAATTGTAAACGAGGTGGTTATAGAATCATCAAAGTAAACAAGGAAAAATATAAAGCACATAGGCTTGTTTATGCGTGGCATAATGGCAACGTATCTACACACTTACAAATTGACCACATTAACGGAATAAGAACCGATAATAGGATTGATAATTTAAGGACAGTTACTAATGCTGAAAATCAATGGAATACAGAATCAAATGGTTTTTATTGGATTGATAGATTAGGAAAGTGGGCGGCTCAAATAACTTGTAATGGAAAACAACATTACCTTGGCTTATTTGATTTAAAAGAAGCAGCACACGAAGCGTATTTAAACGCTAAAGCTAACCTACACACAATAGAGAATAGATTATGATTATAGACAAACACCCACGTAATGACATAAGAAGCACAATCAATAGCAATGGCTCACGATTAGCTAAATTCCAAAGACGTTATGCGATGTATAACGATAACTATAACGATCAAGTAGTCAGCAAGTTAGGTCAGATATACAGAGCATTTGCTCAATTAAAATTAGACGTTCAGATTAACGATAACAATAACATCTACAAGCAAGTAGTAAACGCTGTTAGTAATGTTTATTCGTTTGGTGTTGATCGTGAGTTTGAAAGTGATGATGTTCAAGAGTTATATAATGACTTACGCATTGACAAGACTATGGCTCAAGCCAACAGATATATGAACGCTTTTAATGACGTTCTAGTACAAGTGTCTTGGGATAGTAAGAAAGAGCAGCCAAAGGTAATGTTAAGATTGCCACATCTAACTGAAGTTGGATATAACCAAGGTGAAGTTGAGTGGGTTGCTTACTTCGTTGAGATGACTGGAAAAGATGATAAGACTGAACGCTGGGCGTATTGGTCAGAGTCAGAGCATTATTACATTGATAAACAGAACGGCAAAGAAAAGGTTGTGCCAGTAGAAGATAACGAAGAAATGGTTAATCCATTCGGTGTATTGCCATTCGTGTTTTTACATAACGGTTGGCGAGATGAATCTTTTTGGGATTCATTCACTGGTGATGATTTAACTGGTGGTACAATTGATATGGCAGTTCATCTGACGTTTTTAAACCATATTATCAAAACACAATCGTTTAAACAACTGGTTGGTAAAGGTGACAACGTGGGTGAATTGCTCGGACAAGTTCTTGATCCGTTAAGCATACTAACGCTAACTGGTCAAAACACAGAGATTAGTGTTCTTGATTTACAATCCAACTACGACCAGTTGCATAAGGTAGTACAAGAATTAGCTAACAACCTTGCTATTGGTTACGGTGTATCACCATCACAGTTTAGAATGACAAGCCAAGCATCATCTGGCTTTGCTTTACAGATGGAAAACCTTAAACTTGATAGGTTTACATTAGAGCAACAAGCAGACTTCAAGGTCTATGAAAAAGAATTGTTTACATTGATTGGTCAAGTGTCCGAATATTACGGACAAACAATCGCTGGTGAAATGTCTATTGATTTCGTTGAGCCTAACTACCCATCAAGTGAACAAGGTCAGTTAGAGATAGACCAACAAGCAATTGGCTTAGGTTTAACTTCACCACACAAAGTATTGATGCGTAATAATCCAGACTTAGCAGAAGATGAAGCAAGGGTTGATGTTGATGATAATATTAACGCACGTAATGAGATGCTAAACAAGGTTTCAACTGGTGGCTCATTGAACGCTACTATGAACGCTTTGGGTTTAGGGGCAAATGCCAACACTTGATTCAATATACAATCAAGAGCAAGGCCGTATAGATGGATTCATTAATCAATTTGATGGTGAAGCAGAGAAAGTATTTAAGCGTGTTCAACGTATAGCACAAGCACAACTGGCTGGGTTATCAACTGATGATATTCTTAACTATGAATTTGCTTGGCGTGATTCACTAAAACAAGCTGGATATTACGACCTTGTTAATGATTTGATTGATAAGCAGTTTGACCAGATGTATCAAGGCACAGTAAATTCATTTACTGCTGGTGGATTTGACAAGGCAATGTTCACAGCTGATGATGCTGTTAAGATTCAAATGTTAAAGAATATGAAGCGCAACCAGTTTATTAGATTAGCTGATGATATTGGCTTGAGCGTTAAGCGTGAATTGTATAAATACGCTATATCAGATGCTTCATTAGTTGATATGACTAAGGGCATTGCTCAAACGCTTGAGGGTTCTAATCTGGCTAAATATTCAAAGACTTATGCTCTAACCGCCATTGGTGAGTTCCAGCAAGAATTGATTGATTTAAGGGCTAAAGATGTTGGTGAGGGTGTTTGGGTTTATGTTGGTGTTAATGATGGTGCTACAAGGCAATATTGCGCTCATTTACTATCAGATAACAAATGCTATAACGATTCAAAGAAGAACGAATTAGAGGGCAACCCTAAGCGAAGGTTTAACTGCCGTCATAGATTCTATAAGATGAAAAAAGAGGAAGCTAAAGCTAATGGGTATTCGTGTAACTAAATTCCCTAACTTTAAGCGTGTATTAAAGACGTTATCTGCTACTGATGAAGAAGTGGCATCTGTTGCTGAATCTTTTGTTGTTGGTATTCAAAACCGAACCCAAAAGGGCAAGGATATGAATGGTAAAGCATTTAGAGGTTATAAGAATGAAGAATATGTTGAAAAGCGCAGAAAGGCGAAGCGAGGTTCAAAGGTTAATTTGACTTTTAATAACCACATGCTACAAGCTATAACCAGTAAGAAGCACAAAGACGGGGCAAGAATTTATTTTAATAATGATACTGAAACAAAGAAAGCACATGGCAACCATGTCAAGTTAAAACGTAAGTTCTTTGGCTTAGATAATGACCAAGAAGATTATATGTTTAAGAGAATTGGCACTTTTATTGCCAAAGGTTTAAAATAGTGTTATTATTAAAACAACTTTTTATATAAAAGAGGTAAATGTTATGGCTGACGAGCATACAAACGGCACAGACGAAACTCCTAAGTCTGAAAATGAGGTGGTTATATCACAATCAAAGCTGGATAGCTTAATTGACAAAGGCTTTAGCAAAGGTGCAAACCGAGCAAAGTCTGAATTAGCTGAGCAATTAGGTGTTGATTCAATTGAACAGGCACGAGAGTTAATTAATGCGAAACGTGAAACAGATGAAGCCAGTAAGTCCGATTTGGATAAGGCAGCAGAGTTAATCAATACGCTTAATAGTACGATTGAGGGCTTGGAAGCTAATAACAAAAGGATTCAGTCTGATATGGCTGTTCAAAAGGTTGTTAGCGAAAACGGTATCAAAGATGCTGATTACTTCAAACATTTATTAGCGACTGCAAGTGCTGATGATGGTTTTGAGCAAGATGCGTTTATTGAACAATTAAAAGGTGATAAACCTTACTTATTTTCTGGAGGTGAAGTACAACCAAAGAAAGTCGATGCGACTTCAAACCGAGCATCTTTAGATGTAGGTGAACGAGTTAAGTCTGCTAAAACTATGGCTGAACTATACGCACTCCAGAATGAATTATAATTAATATTCTTTAGGAGAATAAAATGGCTGTAAATACAAAAACACTATTAAGCGACTCGGTTGTTGACTTAATGAATCAAGCGGTTATCGTTTCTGGTAACTCTTACAACAAGGTTGATGCTTATGCAACAATCAGACAAGACGATATGGCTTCGTCAATTGCTTTCACAGTGTTCTCAAGAATGTCAGCGGCAACAACGCCTTTGACTGATGGCACGGAAGCAACATCAACAACAATGACTGACACCAAAGTTACTTTAACTATGGCTGAATATGGTGCGGTAATCACTTCAACTTCATTAGCTAACATTGCTACTGCTGGTAAAGCTGATCTTGCATCTGCTGAATTAGTTGGTGTAAACTTAGGTGAAACAACTGATACTTTAGGCTTAACTGTATTAGAAGCTGGTACTAATACTATCGCTGCTGATACTGCTGGTACTTTAGATAACCTAGACTTACGTGAAGCATATACTGCTTTGGCTAACGCTGGTATCGCTAAGTTCCCAGATGGTCGTTTTGTAGCATTTGTTAATCCAGCTCAAGTATCTGATATTAAAGGTGATTACATTACTATTGCTCAAAACACAGATATTGGTCAAGCGACTTCTGGCATCGTTGGTGCTTTAGAGGGATTCACCATCGTGGAAGATTCTAATGTAACTGCTGGTACTACTGTTTGTTTCGGTATGAACGCACTTGGTAAGGCTGTTGCTATGAATCCAATGCTTGTTATTGCTGAGGGTAATGATAATTTAAATAGAAAAATTAACGTAGGTTGGCATGGAATTTTGAAGTATGGCGTTATCGATCAGAACGCACTTCGCGTACTAACTGGAGTTTAATGTGAGTAAAGCAGTAAGTAAAAAAGCAGATGCTAAAAAGACTTCTGCTAAACTTAAATTAAAAGCAATTGCTGACGGTTCACACGGCATTGATGGTGGTATCTATACTTATAAAAAGGGTGATACTGTTACTTTATCTAAAAAAGCACATTACGACTCTATGAAAGAGTTGGCGTGTTTTAACGAGGTATAACCAATGGCGTGGGTGCTTAAAAATGCGGACATTATTGCGGCACTACCAATATTAGCTGATTACTATGAAAAGGCAGATGGTGGCTCAACTACAACTTTAACTTGTAAGCGATTAACCTCGCTTGATGATAAAGAATTGATTGGTGCTACTATTGGCTTTGTCAATGGTGATAATGCTGGTACTGATGCTGTGATTACTTCATATACATCAAGCTCAACAGCCACACTCGGCTTTGCGACTCTATCCAATGCGGTAGATAGCTCAACTGGGTTTGGCATTGTGTTGATTGATTATCAAACTTACATTGATCGTGCTTATGACATCATCGCTAATGAGATGCGTAATCGTGGCTTAGACGTTACATTATTTATAACAACTGCTCAAGTGAAAGAACTTCATTTGACTAAGTGTTTAGAATTGATTTGTATGGCTAAACGACAAGACGCTGATTCAGATGATATTTATCACGAATCTTATTTAGTCTTTAAGGAAAATTACGAAAGTGAATTGACCACTATAAAGGCTGACTATGATACTGATGAAGATGGCACTATTGACGAGAGTGAAGAAAAGCAATCTAACCAAGTGGTATTGATGAAATGATTAGTCTGTTAAAAGGCAGGGGCTTTAAATTTACAACAAAAGAAACGCTTAACAATCGTGAGTTCAGAGAGGGTTCTAAAACATTTACTAAAAATGAAGATGAATCCCCTTTCGACAAACGTGCTTATGATTTGACTGAGGAGTTTGAGTTATTCTTAGACACCAAACATTACCGACTATCTTTAATGGAATCAATATTTGAAGATACAAGGGGTGAAACAGTCGATGATTTAACTATTGAAGTTGATAGACAAGAGCGTGGATATTTGATTACATTTACAACCATTAAAACAGGAGTTAAATAATGGCAACGATTAAAGGATATAACGGTTCTTTACGTGATAGTTCGGGTAACTTAATTGGTGAATTAACCAGTTTTACCTTATCAATCACTCAGAACTCAGAGCAACA